GTTGCTGGTCGTTGGGAAGAGTAAGGTTGTTCCAGATGTGCATCCAGTCACCATACTGGCGATCAATGCGCTGACCACCGATCTCAATCTCAACCTGGGAAATCAACTGCTCACCGGGGAAGTCGAGCCAACGAGCATAAACACCGTCCTGGGTAGATCCCTTCATGGACTGGTTAATCTCGGGGAGAGTAACCTGAAGGTAGGTGCGGTAAGCCAAATCACCATTACGAGAAATGGTGCAGGTTACACGACGACCGAAATCAGCTTGACCGTTAAAAGTCTGCTCAATAGACTCCATCGCAAAGTTAGTGTGACGTTTGTAAGACACCTTCCAAAAGGTAATCTGAGGGTTGCCCGTAAGATAGACATCTTGGGCGCCGTAAGCTACAAGTTGCATAAGACCTCCTGCCATTTTTGTTTATTATAATATTGCTAAAGAAAAAAATTTTACAAAAAAACTTAATTAACATTTTATAAATTAATAATTAATAATTAATAATAATAACTATTAATGATTATTATAACCGACTAGTGATACTTCTCCTAAATTTAAAAGAACCAAATCATGAAATAATGCTATTCATGTTTGATTTCAAAAAATTTACTAAATACTCATCCGAGTATATCTCGGTTTGTTTTTCGTGCTTTCTCCTAAAAACATACTCGTCGTTCTTTTTTCTTATACTCCACCCATTTTCTAAAGTATTCGTCAAAAATATCATCAAATATATATCATTTTTTTGTTCAATGTTTATATCTAGTTTCCCCTGGTCTAATAGGCTCTTTAATGTATGAATCCCTTCCTTTAATGGTATTATATCTTCCTTTCTTTTAATTGTTTCTAAATTATATGGAGCCTTAACTTGCCCTTGCCCATTCGCACTATTTCTATATATTTTATGAATAATGCGTTTGTTTAAGTAGTCCTCCGTTATAATCTCCGTTGTTGAATCTTCTAAATTCTTTAAATAAAAAATTGTTTTCCTTTTCTTTATAGCCATGTTCTTCTCTAAACAGTTAATAATAAATTTCATTTTATAGTATGTTTCTCTCTTAATATTCGCAATATCTAATGACTCTATGTTTATATTCGTTGTTAAAACATTTGTACCAGTGTTGATATCGCACGTTTTACCGTTTTTAACACATGCGTCTAAATTATTTGATAACATTATTTTATTTTTATAGAGAAAACATTAATACATTCCTAACATTATTCGTATTTGTATATTTTGTATTTTGTATTTTGTATTTTGTCTTTAACTATTTTGCAAAACTTCCTAAACTTTACAAATTTATAATCTATCCGACTATTTGATGTTCTTTCGATAGTATTGCATTGTTGAGCAAAGAAAGTGTTTTATTTTCACTAGAAAAATAACTTGGGTAAAGAATACTCCAGTCTAAACCATCATCAAATAAGCTTAACTTTGTATATACATAACCTAAAAATGCACTACAAAAAAATCTTGACGTCTTCTGAGGATGACGGTCTTTTTTACAGTAAGCTTCTATCCAATCAGTAACAATAATATCATATGGTTTATCATATACCACTTTGTGTATTTCTTTCAAAATTTCATTATTGAATATTTTGTTATACTCTTCTGTGCTTTTAAACTCGATTCTGCGAACATATATTTTTCCACCATATGTTCTGATAAAGTGCTCATATGGAATAAATTGAACTCCGAATTTTTTTGTATTATCTTCTGGGTCTGGAATATCTGAAATACCTGATGTCCAAACATATGTACCCTTTAATGGAACGTCTGTAAATTCGGGGTCTACTACAATCATACCAACATGCGAAAAGTCACTCTTTGTCATAAATTTTATAAACCAACTAAATAAACCCCATGATTTGTATTCAAGATTGTCGCATAAAAGAATATCACCTGTCTTTAAAGGAGAGGTCATTTCAGTCATTTATTTTACTTTACTTTATTTTATATTATTTTATATTATAGTATAAAATATAACTAGTATAAAATACTAAAATAGCTTAAAATACTAAAATAGATATAATTATTAATTATTATATATTAAAAAAGTTATACTTATAACAATATAGTAAATATATATAGATGCCATCTTTTAAACATAAAACGAATAAAAAAATTTTCGTAGACAAAAAACGGATAATGACGCTAGATAGCGTTCATAGGGAGTTACAGGGCGAATTCAACTTAATTAATAGCGAAGTTTTGCCTACGTTAGTACGCAGAAAAAATGAAATAATGAAAAAGCTAAATAATTCCGAAGTTATATTAGATGTTAATGAAAAAATAGAGTTACAAGACTCTTTGTATGACATAAAAGAAGAAATTTATAAAAATAAGAAAAAGATTAAAGACTATTACCTCAATAACAGTAGATTTATTTTCGACTATTTTGAAAACAAAAAAGAAATTACAAATGGTACAAATAAAACAACAATTCTTAATTCCTTCTTTAAAGTAAATGATAAAACATTTGATGAAAATGCATTAACTCGTGCAAATGATAATAATGTTCAGAAATTTTTTACAAATCTTGACCAGACTTTTATTAACATAAACGACTATACGTATGCCACCGATATATGTCAGTCTTGTAATAAGGGGGAAATGATTCCCGTTGAACACGAGGGAATTATGGTATGTAACATATGTGCCAAACAAGTTACCTACCTTATCGAAAATGAGAAGCCGTCTTATAAAGAACCGCCGAAAGAAGCATGCTTTTATGCATATAAAAGAATTAACCATTTTAAAGAAATACTTGCACAGTTTCAAGCAAAAGAAACTACGCAAATTCCTGAAGAAGTTCTTGAAAATATCAAGCAACAACTTCATAAAGAGCGCATACCTCTTTCAAAATTTACGAATTCTAAAGCAAAAGAAGTTCTCAAAAAATTGGGATATAATAAATATTACGAGCATATCCCCTTCATTAAAGACAAACTTGGTATTAAACCACCGACTATGACGCCGGAATTAGAAGAGACGTTGTGTAATCTTTTTATGGAGATACAAGGACCTTATGCGAAATTTTGCCCTGACGACCGTGTGAATTTTTTGAATTATTATTACACGGTTTATAAACTGTGTGAACTTCTCGAGAAGACGGAATTTCTTTCTTATTTTCCGATGTTGAAAGATAAGGAAAAGAGAATAGAACAAGATGATATATGGAAGAAAATTTGTGAGGAGTTAAACTGGGTGTTTATACCGACGCAGTAGAAACCGCATTGTATTTTGTGCGCGGTCTTCATCTACTTCTTCTTTTTATCGTATTTCTTCGTTTGGTTTTATTTCTTCGTTTTGTTGTATTTCTTCTATTTCGCCTCTTTATTATTTTTAACTTTCGGCGAGTTTTGCCGCCGCCTTTATTTGAGGGTTTGGTGCGTTTTTTAAAGAAGGTTGTTTGAATGGGACCGTTTGAGCTACTCATTTGTGCATTAACATTAAATTCACTAAGAAATTTTCCCTGATAAGGATTACGGTGATTATATTTTCTAAGTTTAAAGTATCTTTTTTCTTCAGTTTGATACAAAGGTCTAATATTATCATAACCAGTACTAATTACACCTACGGCATCATTTTTTAATTTATAAAAATATGTAACTGGGGTATCCGCTAGAGCGCTGTGTTTACTTGCTGTAAATCCGACCGTACCAGAGGGTAAGTGACCATAAATTTTCCCTATACGCATAAGATAAGGTAAAAATGATATTGTAAGTCCACTATCTGGTATAAAGCATCGCGGTAGAAAATAATAACTACTACTACCAACTAGCAAATTACTCATATAAGAAGGTAAATGTAAAACAGTTGCATGAGGATAAGGTATAAGTCGTTTTAACGGAGTAACATTAGGTAAATCGGGTTGACGTGCGATTCCTATTGCTCTTAATTCATTTTCTTTTACAATATTTCTCTTAGTAATATCACCAAAACAACTGTTGAGTGACATTTGTCTAAGATTACTATCACTCAATACCGCATATATAAATAAAATGTCATCAGGACCTGGTTCTTTACCGTCCCATGGTATAGGGTTTGTATACTTATATCCTCTTCCATCACTTACAGGTTTGAGTGTTGCTGTTGTTTTAAATATTTTAGCGAGCTTGAGTTCCAGTTCTTCATCACTACTACTATCACTCATACTCATACTCATATTTATATTAGATACAGAATAATATTCTATAAAGTAAGCAATGACTATTTATTATTTAAATAATAATTAAATAATAAAATGTAAACAGTAAATACTATCTATCAATCTAATCTCTAAATAAAC